GATGTGCTTCAGGACGTCGGCGATGAAGTCCTCGATCGTCGATTCCTGCTGCCAGAGGAGCGAGAGGCCAAAACCTTCGGCAAAGAGCGCATCGGCGGCGGTAGCGAAGCTAAGGCCGATGTCGGTGAAGCCGTGGCCGAGGCCCCAGTCGCGGTTCGTCAGGCACTCCCGGATGATGTGGGCCGGGTTCATGTCCGGCCCCTCGCCGAAGGCAGCACGGAGCGAGGCGACGAGCACGTCGGGATCACCGGCGGGCACGACAGGCACGCCATCGACGGGCGTGTTATCGATCTGGCCGGTGGCGCTCGTGTCCGAGAGCGCGATGTTGAAGGCGAAGACGTCGACCTCCGTGAGGCCCGCGAGCGTCGCCTTGGCGCTCTCGAGGCTCGACGCCGGGCTCGGCTCGCCGTCGGTCACGAAGATCAGGATGCGCCGCTTGCCGCCCGCGCCATTGAAGAAGGCGCCAGCTTGGGCAACCGCCGCCCCGAAATCCGTCCCGCCGCTCACGGTGGTCGGCAGCGCGTCGACCCAGTCCTTGATCTCGCCATAGGCCGCGGCATCGGCGTTGCGGCGGACAATTGTGCCAGTGACCGTCGAGTTCCAGGTGACGATCTGGATGTCGTTGGGCTCCAGCGCGTTCGCGCCGATCTCGGCGATGAGGTGCGAGACGGCGGTTCGCTGGGCCGCCATGCGGCTGCCGGACATGGAGCCCGAGGTATCCATGGCGATGTAGATCGCCGCATCCCCGATCCGGACCTCGGGCACGATCTGCGCCGTCTCGGGATACCACTGCGGATTACCGTCCTCGGCGCGCAGGATCCGGGTCAACCGGACGGCCCACGGCTTCAGGTAGGGATTGAGACCGAGATAGACCTGCCGCAGGACGAGCGAACAGATGCCGCGATAGCCCGGCACGTGGGAACCCGCCTGCGCGGCGAGGTAGTCGTTCTGGCCCTGCGTGGTCCCGCCCATCAGGACGTCGATGTCGCCGACGATGCCGCCCTCGCGGCTCTCGCCGCCGAAGAGGTTCGGCTTGTTGATCCGGATACGCCCGCCTGCGGCGCCGCCGCTGAGGCTCGGCAGGCTCGCGGCATCGGCGACCGTGACGGACTGCGCGGCGAAGGCCGTGGCGGCGGGCTCGACGAGCCAGGTCGTGGTCCCGGCCGCGCCATCGTAGCTCACGGCCTGAACGGTGACCGTGCGGGTCGTGTTGTCGGTGCCGAGCTTCAGGTCATAGCTCGCGCCGAGGCGGATCCCGGCAAGCGTGCCCGGAAAGGTCACCTCGGCCACGCTGTCGCCGACGGCGGCAGCGGTCGCCGACATGGCCCCCACGGTGCCGTAGCTTGCGAGCGCGCCAACGCCTGTGCCGGCGGCGCTGCTCTGGCCGGTGCCGATCGACCAGGCGGTGCGGTCGTCGACCCGAATCTCGCGGATCGCATCGACGGGCCCGTGGCAGAGCGCGAGATGCGCCCCGAGGGAATACTTGTAGCCGACCGTCTGGGACTTGGAGCGACCGCCCATGTCAGGCCTCGCCCGACAGGCGCCCGACGCGCTTCGCGGCCTCGGCGATCACGCGCAGCGCCAGTGCGTCGCCGGTGGCGGCCAGCACCTCGGCGGGCAGTCCTTCAACGAGAAAAGCCTGCCAGTCGAGCCCGTGGCGGCGGAACCAGGGACGCGCGCCCTGAAAGCAGAGCCGGGCCGCGCGGATGTCCTCGGCGCGGACGATGATGGTCTCGCTCACTTCTTGCCCCCCTTCTTGCGGATCGGGTCGACCTTGAGATCGCCGGCCCAGACGACGTTCGGGCCGCGCAGCAGCACGGTGCCGAACACGACCGGGATCGGCCGGCCTTCCTCGGCGGTCGGCAGGTCGAAATCGTCGAGCCCGGCCGCCTTGGGCGCTTCCGTCTTCGGCTTCGGGGAAAGCGCATAGGAGATCGCCGTCAGCACGAGGCTGGCGACGATCTGGACGACGAAGTTCCAGACCATGGGCGGTGTTCTCGAGGATGGTGGCAGTCGCGCCGGGAGGCACGCAGTGGTGTTGGTTCTGAGCCGTGACCGATCTGGGTCACATTCTGGTCAGGAAGCCCGGCTAGGGGATAACGAAGCCAGTCCAGGTTTGCGTCAGGGCGTCCGTTCCTTCCGCGCGAGGTGGCACCGACACGACACGTTGAGAAGTTGCATGCTTGAGATTGACCACACGCTGTCGGGCCAACAGCCGACATTCCTCGGCCTTCCCCTGAACATGGACTGGCGAAAGGGTCACAGTCAGGACTTGCCGCGTTGCGCCGGCGTCTACGTTGAAGTGCTCTGGCCCGTGCGAGGCATCCGTATCGGTCAATCGAAGAACATCCTCAGCCGACACAGGGGGGCGCTACAGTGGTATCGCGCGATGAAGGACGGGACTGACCGCAACATCAACCGTCGGGGCATTCTCCCTGACTATGCGCGCCAGTATGGCACAGACGGACTCGAGGCCTTCGTCATCTCTTCCGATCCGGCATTGGCCGACGACCTGCTCCGCAAGCGGTTGGAAGCTCATCTTCACGAATGGGCCAGGGCCCAGACAGCCTGGCGGAACTTCAACACGGAGAACACCTCCCGTTATCTCGGCTGAGCTGCCCTCAGACGATGCTGGCGCCGCCAAAGGGATTGCGTCCGGGGATGTCGGGGAAGCCGCCGAAGTTCAGGAGATTGCCGAACTTGGCGGCGCAGGTGTCGCGGCGGAGATCGCAGCCGGGCGCCATGTCGATGACGGCGACCGTCTCTGGATCGTCGATCGCCGTCTCCAGTTCCGGCATGCGTCCCGCGAGCGTCAGCCGGTCCCCGACATGGCCGGTGATGAACCCGAGGAGCCCCGCGTGGCGCAGGACCCCACCGCGGAACCAGCCATCGGGCAGAAGCGCGGCCTCGGTCACGGTGATCTCGAGCCCGGATCGCGCGGTCGCGGTGCCGCCCACGAAGAAGCTCTCGATGTCGAGACGGCAGCCGCGGGAATAGAGCGCGTGGCGGCAGAGGCGCTGGTACTTCGCCCGCACGCCCTCGCGTCGCATCGAGGTGAAGAGCGATTCAGCGCGCAGCGTGATCCGCCGCCCCTCGACGCGCGCCGAGACGATGCGTCCCTTCCAGTGCGCGACCACCTCGACCGGGACCTGTTCGTGGCCACGGAAGATGGTGAGCGTTGTCACCGACCGGCCGCGCGGTCCGAGATAGCGGCGGGCGAAGGGATCGGAGAGCGGGAAGGTCACCGAGAGATCCACCCGCCGGGGATCGCTGCTCTGGACGACGGAGCCGTGGCTCACGGCCGAGGGCTCCCAGACCAGATCCTCGGTCTCGTCGCCGATGGCGCCTGCCGGCGAGGTCCAGGCGCTCGCGCGGCTGGTGAAACGCCAGGCGGCAGCCCCTTCCGCGAATAGGNNGAAGTACGGCCGCCCCTCGGCGGTCGAGGTCTCGGCAAGATCGTAGGTCATGAGGGCGTCTCGATCAGCGGCAGTGCAAGCTCCGTCCGGTTCGGTCCGTGCGTGAGTTCGATCCGGTCGGCATCCGAGCGGACCTTCAGGAGAAGATGGATCGGCGTGCCGAGGGCGACGCTCTTTCCGGGTGCGGCGATGGAGAGCCGGATCCCCAGCGCGTCCCAGGCGGCGGCGGTAACCTCACGGAAGACCAGCCCTGTCGGGTGATCGATCATCAGGTGTCGGCCAATCCAGACGGAGGGATCGGCGAGCGACGCGACGACGATGGAGGTCGCGCCGGAGGTGACCGCCGCCTGCAGCACGAGTTCCCGGCCCCAGGTCGGCAGCCAGAAGGCGCGCTGACGACCGCGCAGGGAGAGCAGCCAGCGCCGACAGGTCAGACGCGCGGAGCCGCGGTCGATCAGCGCGATGGTCGACCGGCGCTGGACATGGGTGAGGACGGGCTCGAGCACGATGGGCCCGAAGCCGTTGTCGATGGCTTCGACTGTCTGGCTGAGCGTCTCTGCGAGCGGCTGGCGCAGGACGGCCGGATCGGTCAGCACGTCGAGCCCCTGGTGCTGGGGATAGGGGCTGGCAGCAGCGCTGCCGTCGCTGAGCCGGAGCGTGAAGCTCGCCGTGACCGTCCCGAGGCCCTGACGGCGGCGGTCGATCTCGACGGGCCGTGCGAGGAAGGCACTGCCGACCGGGGCCACGATGGCGTGCGCGAGACTGACGCCCGCCGCCACTGCAAGCTCCAGCCGGTCGGGCAGCACGGCGGAAATCTCGCTGAGATGCGCCCTGCCACCATCGGCAGCAATGATAGCCTGCGCCGCCCCATCGAAGGCGCCGTCGGTCGTGTCGACGAAGACCGTGAGGTCAGCCGCGTCGACCGGTGCCGTCGCGGGGCGCGCCAGATGCCAGAGCGGCAGGATCCAGTCGTCGAGCGGTCCGGCCCGGCCTAGTTCGGCCGCCTCAGCAAGCCCTGGTGCATTGAGAAGATGCGAGAGGGTCAGCGTGGACCGTGGTCCCATGCGAAGCGCGATCCGCTGTTCGGCAGCCTCGGTGACCAGGACGTCGGTCGACCACTCGAGCACTTCTGTGATCGGCGTCTGTGCCGGGAGGGGCCAGAGCCGGTCAGGCATCGAGGCCTCCCCGGTTGCG